CGATACCAAGGCCGGGGAGGCATCCACCAGCGCGGAGGCGGCAAAGGCCGATGCCGACCGGGCAGAGAAAGCCAGCACCAACGCGGCCAATGCGGCAATGAAAGCATTGAAAGAAGCCGCTGCGTCTGGAGCGTTCAAGGGTGATCCCGGTGCACAGGGGCCGCAGGGGCCGTCAGGGACGATCATCCGTGCGTATGATATTTCGCTTGCCACTTCCGGTTGGAAAGCCACATCCGATTCCAGTGCAAAATCTGCCGGGCTGGCGTATCAGTACGATGCCAGCGTCAGCGGATGCACGTCGGCATTGGAACCGAGTGCAACCATTCGTCTGGAAAGTGTTGCTGTGGCCCAGAAAGCAGGATTGGGCAGCATCTGCCAGTCTGAATCCGGATACTGCCGGTTCTATGCGGCAAAAGTGCCCTCTGCGGCAATCTCGCTGCGGCTGCTTTTGATGGAACGGACACCGACATAAGAAGGGAGACTTTGAAATGGCAATTGGCGCAGTAGGCGGCGTACCTGCGGCGGACTATGTGCCGCCCGTGGGCATCATCCTGACGATGGGCGTAAGCACCAGCCCGGCGGAGCTCTACCCTGGCACCACCTGGGCCCGCATCAAGGACCGGTTTTTGTGGGGCGCATCGGAGACGCACCCTTTGGGCGAGACCGGCGGCAGCGCCACCCACACCCTGACCGTGAACGAGATGCCCGCCCATACCCACAGCGCCTCCCTCTATGAGGCCGGGGTGCATACACATACGATTTCGATTTTGGACGGCAGCTCAATGAACTTCGGCAGCAGCAGCTACCAAAATGCATATCTGAGCGGAAGCGAAAAAGTTACAACGTCTTCTGCCGGAGCGCACACCCACACAGTGACGCTAAGTGCGACCGGCTCGGGCAAGGCCTTTAACATAATGAACCCTTATGCTGCTAAAAATGTTTGGCGGCGAGTCAGCTAGGAGGTGAACACGGATGATTGGGACCGTGAAAGGCATTGGCGGAAGTGCCTGGATCCCGCACGTAGGATACGTCTGGAAGAGTGCTGATCCGACCAGCCCGGCGGAGCTGTACCAAGGGACTACTTGGGCTAAGATCAAGGACAGGACTATCCTTGCCGCCGGTGACACTTACATCACCGGAGCGACCGGCGGCAGCGCTACCCACACTCTGACCGTAGACGAGATACCGTCTCACTCTCACACAGGCAGTACATCCAGCGCCGGAGCACACACACATACGGTATACTCCGGAAGAACCGAGCTTTATGGCGGAGGAGAGTACGGAAGCTACTACCCATATTCGGGTGACTCGACCACGTCGTCCGCCGGAACCCATACTCACACGGTGACGGTAGGCAGCACAGGAAGCAGCAACGCTTTTAGTATCATGATGCCCTATGTTGTGCGGTATATGTGGGAGCGCATTGGATAGGAGGTGACTCTATGACAGGAGCAGTGATTTATAACATCAACTCCGGCTGGGTGCCGCCGGTGGACTATGTGTTGGAGGTCTATGATGATACCAGCCCTGCGGTGATGTATGCCGACACTATCTGGATGCAGCTGAAAGACTGTATCATCATCGCCGCCGGTGACATCTATACCGCAGGAGCGACCGGTGGCAGCAAAACAGTGACCTTGACCACGACACAGCTGCCAAGTCACTCCCACAGTGGCAGCTGCGGAAGTGCCGGTTGGCACTCGCATACGGCAACCGTCTCAAAGGTCAAAAACGAGTATGGGGGAGCCTACCAGCAAAGTGATAGCTATGGTTCTTATAAGAGTGGCTGGGAAAATGAAACCACATCCTCTGCCGGAGCGCACACCCACACAGTGACCGTAGGGGCCACCGGCGGAGGCAAAGCTTTTAGCCTGATGAACCCCTATGTGGCCGTGAACGTATGGCAGAGAGTAGGATAACCCTCTCAGCCTCGCATTCGCTCTCCAGTTCCCCAAAGGAAGAACCTTTTGCAGAAAGGACAAGTATGAAAATCATTGACGAAAACGGCGTTGAGCTAACCGAAGCACCTGACCTGACACTGGGCCGGCTGGTGGATGACGTGGAAATCGTGCACCATGACGCGATTGCTGGAGTTCAGCAGGTCAGCCATTACGTCCCTATCGAACATCTTGCCAATGGCAGCACCATTGTAGAAGAGGTTATCGATGTTCCCGGTGTTGAACCGAATCCAGCCTGGGATGAGGAAGTGCCGGTGATGCGGTACATCCGCTACACCGCCGAAGAGCTGGCTGAACAGGCTGAAGCCAAGAAAAAGGCAGAAGAAGCCGCTGCCGCCGAAGCGAAGAAAAAGGCAGAGCTGGAAACCGTGCCGGGCCGCATGGACGCTCTGGAAGCGGCAAACGACGACCTTGTGCTTATGATGGCCGATTTGATTGGAGGTTAAAACTATGAAAACGCTGAACAACCTGAAACTCCGCATCATGGTGCGGGCATTCCGCATCCGGCTGAACAACGGCGAAGCCTTTGAGGCAATCGCGGCGGATTACCCCGCCCTGACCGCAGATGACCTGGAAGCTATCCACGTCCAGCTGACCGAGAAGGAGGCGCAGAGCAATGGATGACCTGAAGGTGCGCATCACACTGGGTGACACGACCCTGGAGGGAACATTGGACGAGCTGCTCGAGAGCGGAACTTTCAAAATGGAGTATGACCAGGCAGGGCTTAACAAGATCGTGCAGGAAGCTGTTGCCCTACAGAGAGCTGAGTATCAGAAAGACCCGCAGCATTACCATGTGCATACCATGACCATGGACGAGCTACCGCATCATCCCTGCACAACAGAAATGTATGGGATTCGACAATTCCATGCATGGCCAATCTGCAGTGGAAAGCATGTCACGATTTGGCCCAATGATGATGCCGGTACGAGTTGGCGAGTTTATGTGGGAGGCACTTTGAATACTGCAGAGGAGGCGCAGAGCAATGCCAAGAACAATACTTGACGTGAGCAAATGGCAGGGCAGCATCAACTGGGACACGGTCAAAGCCAGCGGCCTTATCTCCGGCGTGATGATCCGGGCCATGGGCAACAGCAAAGAGGGCAAACCCAGCAAGCCGTACCTCGACCCCTTCTTTGCCCGCAACTACGCCGAGTGCCAGCGCCTGGGCATCCCGGTGGGCGTGTATGGCTACTTCAAGGCCACCACCAAGGCACAGGCCGACAGGGAGCTGGCCCTGTTCAAGCAGGCGCTGGACGGCAGAGCCTTCCAGCTCCCGGTGGCTGTGGACATCGAGGACAAGCTTCAGGCGGCCCTGAGCAAGTCCGCCCTGACCGATATCGTGGCCCACTGCCTGAGCGTGGTGGAGAGCTGGGGCGTGTACGCCATGCTCTACACCGGCCTGTATTTCGGGCAGACCAACCTTTACATAGGCGGCGCGGCCCTCAAGCCATACGACGTATGGCTGGCGGCATATCGCACCAAGAAGCCCACCCCCGGCTGGGCCTTCGGGATGTGGCAGTACACCAGCAGCGGCAAGATCCCCGGCATCGCCAAGGGCGCAGACCTCAGCGTGGCCTACAAGGATTACGCGGGCATCATCCAGCGCAAGGGGCTGGGCAAAGTGAAAGGAGAATGACAATGAAAAATGAGATTTGTGCGGCCATCGGCATTGTGGGTGGGGCCATTGCCAGCCTGCTGGGCGGCTGGGACACGGCGCTGCAGACGCTTATCATCTTTATGGCGATCGACTACATCACCGGCCTGATCGTGGCGGGGGTGTTCCACACCAGTCCCAAGACCAAAACTGGCACCCTTGAGAGCCGGGCAGGCTGGAAGGGCTTGTGCCGAAAGGGTGTGAGTCTGCTGGTGGTACTGGTGGCCTGCAGGCTGGATGCTGTCATCGGGTCGAACTTTATTCGGGACACCGTTGTCATTGCGTTTGTATGCAATGAGACTATCAGTATCGTGGAGAATGCCGGACTGATGGGTGTGCCCATCCCGGCGGCGCTGACTCGTGCTGTGGACGTGCTGAAGCAGCGGGCGGAAGAAAAGAACGG